AAGCCGTCGCCGCTGTCCTGGTTCAGCTGCTTGGCGTATTCCGGCATGATCAGGCTGTAGGCTTCGCGGAAATCCACAATCTTGGTCAGATGCTGCTGGTGCGCCAGCTTCATCGCCACCTCGGACAAGGCCTGCAAGGCGGCTTCGGGGTCCTTGTTGGTCGGCAGCAGGTGGTCCGAGGCCGCCTTCATCGCTTTTTTGACTTCGATCTCGACATAGCGAGATTTCATCAAATCAATGTAGTAGTCCGGGGGCTCCTTGGCGTCGTGCAGCCCCTCCGAGGTGTGGGCCTTGATGGTCTCTTCCGACGGCATTGCGCCGTACTGTTTCACGAACCCGGTGAAGAATTCGTAGGTCGTTTTCTCGACGTCCCGGAACAGGTGGTCGATCTTGCCGTACTTGAGAAATTCCGACAGTTGGCCGGTCGCCAGACAGGCGCGCAAAAACGATTTACCCAGCATAGTTGCCCCCAGCGACTAGGGATTAGTTAGTCGCCTTGATGAAATGTTTCTCGAAATGCTCTTTGAAGGCCACGCCATACTTCGCGGCCATCTGCCCCTCATGCTGCACGTACAGCACCGTCTGCTTGCCCTCCAGGCGACGGCTGATCAACAAGTCCAACATCCGCACGATCTTCCACGGCGCGGCCTGACCTTCCAGGCTGACCCCCATGAAGAAATTCGGGATCAACAGGCACGACGCCACCGGCTCGTCGCCGTCCTCCAGTAGCTCCAGCACGCTGTTGAGCGGCATCACCCGGGCATTGATCCAGTTGCGCACCAGCGCCCCGGCAATCGCGGCAAAGCGGTCGGTGACGTCGAGGTGGTTGCCGGTGATCAGGTAGCCGCTCTTGCCCTCCCCGGTGTGAAACTTGTAGCGCTTCAACCATTGCAGGTCGCACTCGGCCGGGCCCCCGGCCAACGGCTGCTCGATCCACTTCGGCATCACCCCGGCTTCCTCGGCGAACTTGTCGAGGTCGGCGATCAGCTTGTCATGGATGCCCTGCTTCAACGCACTGGGTACTGCGGCCACGGTGAACATCCTCGCCTCATGTGTCTGGGGCACTTTCTGCTAAAATCGCCTGCAGCTCCTCCAGAGTTGCTTTTTTAGGCGACATTGCAATTAATTGCACGGGTGCCGGTTTCGGTGCCTCGACAACCATTTTTGTAGCACTTGGTTCCGGGGCAGGCAAGTTGAACTTCACGAACTCGCCGATGTATTTCAGCACAAAGCCGATGTCGGGAACCAGCGGGACCTGGTCCAGGCTGTAGTTCGCTTTGGTCTGCAGCACGAAGTCCTGCCACTGCGCCACGGTGTGATCGAGCCAGGCCCCCGCTTTGCCTGGGGGGCACTGCTTGCCGATCTGCTTCAGCTGCCCGAGCTGCTTCATGGTCAGCGATGGTTGGAAGCCCCCGGCCGTGACCGCCAGCGCCTTCTGCCACACCCCGCCGAGCGCCATCGCCGACCTGCCGTGGGAAGGGGGGCTATGGGGGGTAGGGCTCTTCTTCGGGGAAGAATACTTTTCGATTACATCCTTCGTTTTCATTTCATCCTCTCCCGGGACCACCCCTTCGCTTTGGGGGACTATAGGGGGTTTGGTAATTCCGAAGGAATTACTATCAGTATTGTTCTCCGTATTGTTCTGTATTTGGGTAATACCAGATTTGGTACTACCGGCAGTAGCGTACGTGACACTACCGGTCTTGCCGATTATGCTATCAAGGGTGGCCGGTTCCAGCCTTATCCAGGCCAGTTTTTGGTGGGTTTTCCCGAACAAATGCTGTTCAACAGCGACGATTTCGAGCTTTTTTAGCCAAGCTATCGCCCGATTATACTGACCCACACTCAGCCCGGTGTCCTCACACCACTCGTTTCGGGTCTTTACCACCCATTCCCGACCGCCTCGTTTCAGTGTGGCTGACTTAAACCAGTCGGCAATACGCATCAGCAGGAGGGCCGCTGCAAGGTCCCCTCCCGCCAAGCGCATGCATTCGGCGATTTTGCTGTGCTTAGCCACCCGTCAGTCGCCGCTATCTTCGTCATCCATGTCATCATCGTCCAGTACGTCGTTGTCTTCGACAGGGGTTGACTGATGTTGCTTGACCAGTTCGTCGTGTTTTTTCTTCATTTTGGCGGCCATATTGGCGAACACGCCGACGTCCTCGGCCTCGGCGGCCTCCTTCATGCCCTTGAAGATGCCGTATTTTTCTTCAATTCCGGTGAAATATTCGGTGTAGCTGGCCTGCAAATAGTCCTGCAGCACCCGGTGATGCATGATGAAGTTCTCGATCCCGGCCAGTTGCTGCAGGTAGGCAACGATTTCCTTGGCCAGTTTCTTACCGGCCAGTTCTCGTTGCAGCAGCTCCGGGTCGGTGGTGAGCGTGCCCTTGATGAACTTGCCGATCACCGTGGAGGCGCTGCTTTCGTCGCGGATGGTCGCAAACTCGATGTTCGGCCAGGCCTTGACCGGGGTCATCGGGAAGTGGCTGAGCCCGTTTTTGGCATCCTCTTCGGCAAACATCTTCTCGACGCTGGAGGAGCGGATGCGGACGGGAAGATACATGGTCCCGGTTTTGCCGTGCAAAGAGCCGTTAACCAGGCCCTCGATCCGCAGCGACAGCCCCATGGCCCCCTTGCGGGCGAACACCAGGTAACTGGGGCCCAAGTTCTTCGACGTGCCCTGGATCATGCGCCCCTTGATCTGTGGGTGCTCCATCATGTCCTTGACTGTGAGTTTGGGTGCAGCATCGTTCATGCCATCCTCCTTGATTGGCTGTGAATTGATAGAGTTAGTATAGAGGAAATGCAACGGGGGTAAAGGTTTAGCTCTCCGCCGCTTTCGCCTTGATCTTCTTGATGTATTTGAAGGTGGCCTCGGTCAAGGCGGCGTGTGACGCCACCGTGCTGGCCCCCAGCTTGAACAGTGGGGTGACAATATCAATCGCAACGGCGTTCAGTACTTTAGCGTACTCGATGTTCGGGAACGTGCACAGCAAGTGGGTGACGAACTTGGTGGCGTCGGTCTTGTTCAGTCCCCCGAACGCCAAGGTCTTGTCGATGCGGCGCTCACGGTGCAGCTCGTTGGGGATGGCGTCGGCTTTGTTGGTGGTCATCACCACAAACACCCGGCTGCTGCGCTCGGCCAGCCACCACAGCAGCTGCGACATCATCCGGGTGTTGACCCCGGAAGCGTCGTTGTTCTTGGTGGCGAACACCTTCTCGATCTCGTCGAGCAGCACCACACAGGGCTCCTCATAATCGAGCCGATCCAGGTTGCGGGCCATGTTGCTTTCGCTCTCGCCGACGTAATGCCCCTGGGTGGTGCCGACGTCGAAGCGATACAGCGGCACCCCCCACTGCTGGGCCAGGTAACGGGCCCCAGCGGTCTTGCCGACGCCGGGCGGGCCATCGAACAGCAAGCCCCGGGGGACCAACCGGTGGTCATCCTCGTGGAGAAACGACCACTTCTCCTCGGTGATGTACTCGGCCAGGGTCGGGTGCGGCTCGTAGAACTCCTGCTTGGTCTCGACCAGGGTCAGGCCCTGATGGCCTTGGAAATAAGTCCTGCGGGTCTCCACCAGGCCCTGCTGGGTCAGGCTACTGTCCCGCACCATGGTCAGCTTGGACAGCTCCATAGCCTCCTTGATGGTCACCCCGCCCAGCGCCGTCATCAGGTTCTTGGACTTCGGCTTGTCGTCGGTGACCTGGACCAGCAGCTCCTCGATCAAGTCCTTCGGGGTCGCCAGCTCGCCGCCATTAAACATCGGGTCGTAAATCTCCGGGGGGTTAATCACCAGGCAGGTCAGCGACTTGGTCAGCATCAGCTTGTAGAGGTCGTTCATATCCGGCATCGCCGAAATCTTGGTGCCGAACGGAATGACATAGACGATCACCGAGCCCTCTTTGGCCCCCTTCATGTCGCTGAACTGGATCGGGGTCTTGCCGGTCAGGTGGTGGATCACTTCGGGCAGGTTGATGGTGTCCCGCGTGGTCAACCCCACCAGCGGGAGCTGGGCCTCGATCATGGTCTTGATACGGTTGTTCATTTTCTCCCCGTCAGTTTTTTGATGTCGTCTACCGTGGCCCACGGTTGCTCAGCCACCATGAAGTACTTGTGATCGCGGTGGACCACGATCCCCAGCACCAGCATCTTGTTGATGATGCCTAGCACGCTGCGGCCGTGGGCTGCGGCGATGTCCTGTAGCGGCACGCCGTCCTTGATCTCGCGGCGCAGCCGTTCGCATTCGTCTGGGGACCAGCCAACGATCTTGTCCCCCGGGTGTCTACCCACGGAGCATCTCCAACCACTTCTGCTTCATCGCCAGTTTCTTCATTATTTGCCCTCTTCTCGCTTGCAGCGTTCAATATACGCCCAGAACATCTGCTTGGTTGGTGTGGGGGTGAACAGCCACGGCTTGGCGTTGCGCAGACAGTAGCCGCAGGTGAAGTTGCTCTCGCACTTGCAATCGGCCGATCTAGTCATCATTGCCCTCGTACATCTTCTTGACCTCTTCTGAGGTCACCCAGGGCTTCTCGTCCTTAACCAAATAGTACTTCCAGCCGCGCTCAACGAGCATGTTGAGCGACACCATCTTGCTGATTATCCCGTAAACGGTGCGGCCGTGGATAGTGGCAATATCCTGCAGACCGCGACCCGCGCGGACCTCGTCGCGCAACTGGTTGCACTCTTCCAAGGTCCACAGATTGCCGATATTGCGCGCGTTGACAGGCTTTTTCACCCAGTGCCCTCCTTGGCTATGTGGTATTTAGGTGATTTGGTGGATTATAGAGGGTTTACAGCAGAATTAAAGTGGGGATGCAATTAATTGCACGTCAGTGCATCCCCAGCAGCTTGCTGCCCAGTCCTAGCATATTGAGGATCGCCAGAAAGATGGCCCCGAAGATCAAGCGGCCAAACCAGGTCTGGTTGCCCTCGATCTTTTTGACCCGCTCGTCCAGCGCCTTGTACTTGCTCTCGTCGGCCTTGCCGGTGATGTCCTGTTCCAGCCCCTCGACACGTTCCGAGGTCGCCATCTTCTCCATATGCTTCTGGCTGGCAATCTGGCGCTCTTCTATGCGCGCCACCATCACCTTGATCTCAGTCAAGGTGGCGGCGGTTACCTGGTTGTCATCACCTTGCATTCGGGGGCCACCTTCCGCTTGTGCGCTGGGGGAGCTAGTCCCCGCTCGATGTCCTCGATCCAACACACGAGCCTCTCGCCGCAGCGGGCTTTGGCGTCGTTGTCTTGCTTCAGCTCGGCGATCTTCAGAGCCGCCGCCTGTGCCGAAGTTTTGCCTTCCGGCAATGGTCCCACTTTCGCACTGAAGCATGCTTTGATGTCCTGTGGTACGGGTGGTAGATCAACGGTGGCTATGGGGTCCTGTTTCGGGGACTGCAGGTGCTCCAAGCCCCCAGAACTGGCGCAACCGGCCAGTAGCAGCGTCATCAAGACAGGGGCCATCCGCAATTTGCTGTGCCAGCGCATCGCGCTGCTCCTTCGTCTTTTCAAGTGCGATTTGAGCTTGGGTGGCCCGGGCGGCGTCGTCATTGGCAGCATCGTTGATGACCCGGGCGCGATCCTGCAGCACCGCGATGGTGTGCTGCTGCGAGACCGTCTTGGCATTGGCCCAGCGCGCGTCGCTGAAGGCCTTCTCCAGCCGGTAGCCCAGCGTGCCCCCGAGCACCAGCGAGCTGACCCCGGCGATCAGCGCCCCTTTGACCCAGCCCGGCAGCAGCAGGAAGGCTTCCAACATGGCTAGAAGTCTCCCTCCGCGCTGTGGCGGCGACGCTCCCACCAGGCAAAGGCGCACAAGCACACCGTCAGCGTACCAATCACCGCGACCACCACCGGGTCGGTGAGGAAGTTCAGGATGCTATGCAACGTGCTGGGGTCGGGGAGGCTTTCCTGCACCGTCTTAACCTGGCTGACCACCTGGCCGGTCTGGTTGACGACATCGGTGACGTGCTCCACCGCCCCGGTCCCGGTGTCGAACACACTCTTGACCACCGAGCCCGCCGCCCCTGTAACCGTCAACGCCCCGGTGGCGATCTGAGCGTTGCCGATCTTCGACTTCACCATCGGCTTGGCTTTGACCGCGTCCACCGCCTTCGGGGTCGCGACAAACACGTCTTGATCGGGCACCGGCACCGGATTGGTCTTGACAGGCGGCAGGACATCCTGGGGGTCCCCATCCTGGGCCCCATCGTCCGGGACCACGTCCAGGGGCGTCACCACCGCCAGCATCTTCGCGCCGTCCTTGGCCCACAGGCGCTGCTCGGCATCCCGCCGGTTTTGCAGCCCCTGCATGAACTTGCCCTTGGAGTGGACGTAGAGGTCGAACGCGGCGTAGGCCCCCGCAGTGTCGCCCCGGTTCAGCTTGGCGATCACCGACGACTTGCGCATGTTCGGGGTGCCCATATTGAAGCACAACGACACCAGCGCGTCGAACTGGGACTGGTTGACCGGGACCTTGAGCAGCTTATTGACGTCGGCAATGCATTGCTGGAGATCGGTGTGCAGGATGTCGTAGGCGTCCTGCAGCGTGAGGTCGGTGCCGCGCGCCAGCAGGTCCTTGCACTTCATCGGATGCCGGGCGGCGTCGGTGTGACCGAACCCGAAGGTCAAGGTGCCTTTGACCGGGGATCCCGGCTTCCAGCGCGGCGGGATCAGCACGCTCTTGCCGTTCAGCTTCATCCGCACCATCTTGGCGAAGTCGTCGTAGACCCAGGGGACAAACTGCTCCCACCCGGCGATGAACTCTACCCCGCGTTCGTCAAGATCATATTGTTGCAGCACTGCCACGACCAAGCCCCCGAGATCGCCCGTACATGCTTTACGAGTATTCCCGGGGAACTACCAGTGCTGTGCATAAGTGTGGTCTACAACCTGACCACCCGACGATTTTCGGGCCAGTGCAATTAATTGCACTTAGGCCCAGTCATCTACGTTCACCCACCCTGCGGTGCCGTCGCAGTCCACGATCAGCTCGAAGCAGCCGTCATCGGTGGGGACTGAAGTCGAGGCCGACAAGGTCTCGAATGACCCGGCCGACCCGGAGGCCGTGGCCAGCACCACGTCATTGTTTTGCCCAAGCGCCGGATTGGCACGCTGGATCAGGCGTGGCTGATTGCCGTTATAGGCGGCCCCGTCCCCGGACACCGACTTGCGCACCTTGACCGAGACCGACGCAGCCGCCCCCGAGGCCACCGGGACCAGCACCCCTTTACGCTTTGGCGCACTGGCTAGCTTGTTGGAAGCGTTGTTGGGGGTCATCCGCATCGACGGCGCAGCCGTGCTGTAGATCACGCTGTCGGTCTTGAGCTGCCCGTAGGTCATTTCGGTACGGTGGTCACCATTGGTCTGGTTGTAGCGTTGGATGTTCAGGTAAGAATTCTTCGACCAGTGTGCTTTGTTACCCGCCAACAAAGATGGAGCACCAAACTTGCAGTTAAGAAGTTGCCCTTCTATTGGCATTAGTGAATTATTAGCTAGGAGAAAATCACTCGTGTCATGGGGGGCTAACCCCGTACCGACACCCGACATATCCACATTCGACAGGTTCAGTTGCAGCAAAGTCCAGGTACTTGAGTTATAGACCCCGTAGGAAGTTGAGAACGTCGCGTCTCCAGCGATCACGGAATTTCCGGTGATGTTAACTGCATCACCTCCACCAAGGGTGAAGTTTGCGCTGGACGAGCCCCGATTGCCGAACAGCACGAGGTCGTTGAATACGAGATCATACGCAGGGTCGGCCAGGAGAAAGACGCCGTAGGAATTATTCCGATAAGCCGTCAGCGCATCTACGGTCCCGGCTAACCCGCTCGCACTGATTATGCAACCGTACGCCGTGCAGGAATGCGCCGTGTTGCCGCTAAACGTGCCTATGATCGACCCACTTGAGATATTGAACCCGCCATTGATTGATCCAGCACCGACGGCCGTGTTGTTGGTGACCACACCAGACGCGTCTGCGAGCGCGAAACAATGCCCTGAAGGTGCTAACATTACCAAGTTATTGTCGAATATATAATCACCTAAGACGATAGACCCACTAAGCGTCAGGAACGAACCTGATTTGCTGTTCCACAACACATTGTTAGAGAACGTCAGGTTCAGCGAATTCCCACTGTTCAAATAAACGCCGAGGACATCACAGTCGTGAATTGAGCAATAGGTGATGCTCCTAGCCCCGGCTGTGCCGCTCGACGCGTCGTCAATCTCGATGCCCCGCTTCTTGGTGGTGTTGGCCCCAATGTAATAGAACTCAGCCCATGACGCGGTGAACATCGCCGTGGCGGTAATGTAAACGTAAGTCATCAGCGTCGAGGACGTGGACCTGATCTTGACGTTGCGGGTCAGCAACCCGACCTCGGCCTGCGTCGGTGAGGTACCGGAGTGCGTTGATACTGATATGCTGAAGGGGTATAGCGCACTGGTCAGCGACGACGCTCCTGCGTTAGCGTTAATTGGGTAAATTTCGCATTCAGACGCAGTTCTTGTGGTGGACGCCACACAAATCGCGTCACCGCTGAGCCACCCTGTGTCGGTATCGACATTGAATGTGGTATCTGAAATTGACGACGTGTTGACGATGGCAAGATGGTCCCACACGAAGGATTGTGTATTGGAGCCGGGGTAACTCGTTACCCCGGCCGCAGAGCATGCATTGATCAGAAGACGTGGTATAGACGGCGATCCCGAACTGATCTTGCCCGTTATTTTGACAACGTAACCCCCGCCCACTGGCACTATCGAGGCACTCGTGGCTGTCCCGGTCCCAATCGCAGTAGCCGTACCGATGGTACCTGCCTGCAAATCAATGTCTGCATAGAAGCCGTTAGCGACGCTGCTCAAGACGGTAGCATCGCCCATCGTGATGCGAACGTAACGGTTATTAGTCCCGCTCCCTCGGGCTAACCAGACCGTTACCGTGTTCGTGTTGTTATCCGCGAGAAATACAATACCGTGCGTGGCGTTAGTCGTGTTCTCAAGAAAACCAACAGCGAATAGGGAAAGACCATCCGCACCAACCGAGTTCACGGCTCCCGTGCCATTGGTAACAGAACCTGCTCCCGTAGCTATCCCATTAGATGCTACATCCGCCGTCAGCTTGCACTTGACGACGTTCTTGCCGGAGGTGCGCGACAACCCTGCAATGTTGACCACAGAATTATCGAGGCACTGCAACCCAAAGTCCCCATCCGCCGAGACTAGCTGGAACTCCAGCACTGCCGTCGAGCTGCGTGGTATCTCGGCCCCACTGGAGCCAATGTTCAGGGTGCCATACTGGTAGACGTTCAAGTCAGCGGCGGCACGGAGGATGTAATTGGTGGCGGCGCTGGTGCCGTAGCTCAAGGTGCCGTAGTTGCTGACCGCGATCAGACCTCCAGCCACCGTGGTCGAGTTGACGCTGCCGTTACCGTAGGCGGTCGCCGCCGCGCTATCCATCGTCACGGCGCGACTGTTGTGCGTGCCCGCCCCAGTCAATTCACCAACGACGAACAAATCATCACCAGCGGCGGGGGTTGCGGCGGTCGTGGTGCGCAGCGCGCGTGTGAAGTTAGCCGTCGTGGACGTGGCGCGGTTATAAGTGACAGTCCCGGTGCCAGTGGTCGTAACGACGATTGTCCAATTCGAACCTCCGTCACCAGTCGCGGTGCTGCTCAGCTTGAACAGCACCGGCACTGGGATCGCGTTCGTGCTGTCGGGAAGGTCGGACTTGTTGACGGTGACGCTGGCCTGCGACACCCCACCCTTTTGCAGATCGACCTTAAAAGTACCAGTCACCCCCGCTGCAGCTGACAGCCATAGCAACACCGCATCTATGACTTTACCGCTGGTCACGGTGAAGCTAGACGATGTAGACGACGACGCTGCTGCGAACGTCGCCGTGCTGTTGCGCACGAGCGCCTGCGCGTTAGCCCCGACCTCCGTGGCAGCGAACGTACTTGCTCCGGTCAAGTTACCATCGGCATTGGCGATCAGTACAGCCATTATTTCAGCCCCATGTTGTCGGGTAACCCGTTAAACCAGAATTTCAAGCCACCCGACGGGGTGGCGACGCGCTTGCCGTTGTACGGCAGCCCGTTGAACCAGTACTTCAGGCCGGAGTTGGCCCCGGTGTCCCCGCCGCCTGGATCGATGCCGCCGCCCTCTCCGGGGACCAGCACCGCTTGGTTCAAGTTGCCTGGGATCATGACGCGCTCAATCCTTGCTGCACCGACAGCAGTATCTTGCCGTCATTGAGAACCGTGTAGGCGATGATGTCGCGGACCCCGTTGGTGGTCGAAAGCGTCAGGGTCGAGACCCCGCCTGCGGCGACGTAGCTCGACGCCGTGGGGATGATCAGCGTATCCCCGCCCGTGACCGGGTACCATTCGATCACCCCGGATTGGCCCACCTTGGCGTTGCTGGCCGCCCCCAGGGTGCGCGAGCCGCCGACCCCCGAGGTGCCGGTCAGCATGGCGTTGATGAAGCTGCTGAAGTCCATCCCCACCGTGGTGGCGTCGGTCAAGACCACGGTGTTGGCATCGCCCCAGACCCCGTCCGGGGTCAGCACTTTGCCAGAGGTGTTGGCCCGGTAATCCCCCGACGACATGATGTCGTGCGAGGCCGAGGTGCCGAGCGTCGGCAATACCTTGGCCTGCCATTTGCTGGTGCCGTTGTTCCAGTACAGCACGTAACCGTCGATGCCCGCGCCTTCGGTGACGCTGACGTCCGACAGTCCCGACAATGGTATCACCGAGGACTGGGAAAACTTAACGAAGGTGATGCTGTCGGTACCGACCGTGCCAGTGGCGGCGATCTTGGTGACGTAGCCGCTGCCCTGGTTGACGGTACCTTCTTCGACAAACACGAAGTAGCCGAGCAGCTCGCTCCAGGTGTTGGCGTCCACCGCCCGGGTCCAGGCCCCGGCGTTGCTGATGTAGACGCCATTCTCCGAAGCGGTGTCCTGATCCTTGACCAGGACGCGGCTGCTGCTGGTGAGCACGCCGTCGATGGTCTGCTCCCCTGACAGCGTCAGATTGCCGGTCGAAGCGACGAACACCGCCGTGCTGGGGGTGAAGCCGGAGACCACGCTATCGACGTACTGCTTGGTCGCGGCGTGCAGAGCCAGCGTAGGATCAGCGTCGAGGAATAGCGGGCCGGTGAGTGTCCCTCCCGACAGCTTTAAAAAGTAGTCGCCATTAACGAAATGCGCCCCGTCGTAATACAACCCCTGCCCGGTCGCTGGGGTGGTGATGACGACATCATCCAGGCTGTCCAGCGCCGCCAGGATGAATTCCAGCGCGGTCTCCCCGGCGTTGACCCGCACCAGTTTGGCGGCCTGTCCGCTATAGGAGCTGGGGGCGTCGGTGTTGTCGGTGAACTTAATCGCCTTGAATTCCAGACCGCTGAGGTCGGCTTTGACCCGCACGCTATAGTTTGCCGCCCCGGTGTAGCTGGCAGGGCAATCGGTGAGCTGAATGAACTCCGCATCCTCGTAGACGTTGAGCTGGGGATCAAGGTTGTCCCAGCACGCCCCGATCCCGGTCCCAGACGAGGACGAGGCCACGATCACCTTGATCTTACGGGTCCCCGGAGGCAGATCGTAATGCAGAGAACCGTAGGTCCAGGTATCCAGCGTACTGCTCAGCGTGCCGCTGTTGACCGAGCCCAGCGTCACCCCGGCATCGGTCAGGGCCTGGATCGTGATCAACCCGGTGGTGCCTGCCGTGTGCATGGCAAAGGCCCAGGGCAGGTCAATCGACGAGTTGCTGTCCAACTCGTTGATCGTCGCCCCCATGCCGATCAGGTCATAAATCCGGCTGATCTGACCTGCGGTGTGGGTGTCACTGGCGTCCTGGTACATAAAGCCGTCGGAGTACGGCAGCAGGCTCCCGGCGAGATTGACCGCCGTGTTGTCGGTGCTACCGACGTCGATGGTCCAGCCCGCCAGCGTCCCGGCCGCGAACGCCGCGTTGGTGTCGTTGGTAAAGATGGTCAGGCGCGGGCCCAGCGACGGCGGCACCACAAACTGCAGCCCGTTCTCGGTGGCGTTGACCTGCAAATACTTGTTGGTCGCGCCGCTGTAGCTGGACGGAGCCCCGGCCAGGTCGGTGAAGTTGATCGTGCCGCTGATGCTGCCGAATTCCAGCCCGCTTTCGTCGGACTTGACCTTGACCACCTGGCCTCCCGCTCCGGTGTAGGCGGCGGGGACGTCGGCGAGGTCTTTGAAATTCACCGCCCCCGGACCCCCGCCTGCGGTGCTCCAACTAAACCCGGTGCCGTCCCAATACGGGTACTGGTTCGCCCCCGGGGTGCCCCAGTTGGCGGTGTCCTCCAGCTTCAATTGATGGAACTCCAGGCCGTCGGGGACGCTGTTGACCCGGACGATGTAGCCGCCCGCCCCACTATATGATCCAGGGGCGTCCGACAACCCGAGGAAGGTGCCAGCCAGCGCCGCCACCGCGCTGTCGGCGATCATGTAAATCTTGTTGGCCCCGTCGCTGAGCAGGATGCAGGTCGATCCCGACGCCACGTCCACCGTGGTGCTGGGGCTCGCGGTCTTGACGTTGACCTTGTACGACCCGGTGTTCTTGACCACGAACATCCGGCCGATGTTGGGGATCACCAGATGCTTGGTGGCGTCAGCCTGCCCCGACACTGTAAAGGCGAAATTGGACTGAAAATCGGCGGTCACCAGGGTGGCGTCCCCAGCGGTCAAGCTGACTGCCAGGCTGGAATTCAACGCCTGTTCCAAACGCAGGAAGGCGTTGTTGATCGTGGTCTCTTTATTGTTCTGGTTGGGTGCGACCTCGGTAATTCCAAGTATGGGGGTGTCCATGGCTAAGCGGCCTTTCCGACATGGGCCCACTTAAGGCCCTTAAGCGCGAGTTGCATCGTTGACTGAGAGACGTTGTACTTACGCGCCAGTGCCCTGCCGCCAAATTCAGGGTCACGCGGTACGTAAATCTCGCGAACTTCTCGCACGATTTCTGCGGTAAGTTTTGATTTAACGTGTTGCTCGCCCCTGTGAGTAACTACCCGGCCTTTTGCAACCATGTCATCCATGTTGTCTTGATGCGTGCCAGAGAACAGATGCCCAGGATTGCAGCAAGGCTTGTTGTCGCATTCGTGCAAAACCATCTTGCGTTCAGGTATGGGTCCTTTCGTGCACGTAAAAGCAAACTTATGTGCCGTGACGTTCTTTCCATGTGCCCAAAATTGTCCATAGCCGGTGTTCTTGTGCAAAGCGCCAAGATAAGGCCAGCAAGCATCAGGACCCCCATACTGGTCTACACGAGACCAGAACCGTGCCACGGTTTCTTCATGCGTAGGAGTGTCCGTCATGTCAATTTAGCCCCCAGTGCAATTAATTGCACTACACATGCGCCCAGTGCTTACCGCTTACTGCTTTACGAATGGTGTCAGGTGACACCCCTAATTTTTTAGCTAGAGCTACATAACTGAACTCGGGATGACGCGGCACGTAAAGCTCACGAACAATCACCACATCATCCTCAGTTAACTTGGCTGTAGGTTTGGCGCTACCAACGCATCCCTTTTGCCGCCCCTTAGCAACCATATCTTCTATGTTGCCGATAACAGTGCTACACGATAGATGTTCTGGATTACAACAACGGGGCGTGTCGCACGAATGCATCACAATATCCCCAGGTGCCAGCGCCTTGCCCGTAGCAAATTCGTAAGCGACGTTTGACGCCACACGCTGCCTACCATTAAGCCAGAATAACCCGTACGGATGCTTAAGTTCAGTTGAGCCTAAATACAGCCAGCAGCTATCAAGGCCGCCTGCTTGATCGACCTTGGACCAAAAACGTCCAACATTACGTTTGTGTGTCGGTTTTCGCATGCCATCTCTACTATCTGTACGCAGGACGATCCGTCTCTAGTTTCTTTGACACCCCGGGGAACCCGACCCCGACGCTGCTGGAGACCTGGTACACCACCGCGTAGAACGCCTGGGTATTGCTCACCCCATCGGTCGCCTTCATCGCAGCCGTGTACACCGCGCTATTGGTCGTGACGTCAGCGAGCACTCTGACATATTGCGTCGTGTCTGTGGGGTCGAAGGTCAGCGGATCGACCGTGGTGGTGCGAATATAGACCCGATACAGCTCGCTCTCCTCGTTCAGCGGCACGGTGCCGGTGCCGTCCTGCATCTGGCCGTTGTAACGGGTACGGCGCTGCCAGCTGATGGTGGAATTGTAGCTGACGTCATCGCTGCGCTCGATGTCGTTGGGGGCATAGGGTCGCATCACATTGGCTTTGAACGTAAAGGTCGCGGCCGGGTTGAGGTTGCCGAACACGCTGAAGGTGTTGAGCCTAGCGGTGATGGCGGCATTCAGCTGGGTCGGGTCCATTTCCGCGATCCCGGTCGAGCCGGTCTGGATGATCTGGAATTTCTCCGCGACGCCGTGATCGTTGCACCAGTTCTCGGTGCCGCGATGCCCCCGGATCAGGTTGCTCAAGGTCACGGTGTGGTCGTCGTTCAAGGTCACGGTCTTGAACAGGATGACCTCGCCGCCGATCACCACCATGTTGCTGTCGTTGGGCCAGACGTCGTCTTCAATGGTCTGCCACTCGTAGGTCAACGCGGCGTCGTAGTCATAACGCGGGGCCAGGATGATTTGGGTGGTGTCGTCCTGGACGTACGGCCCGTTGGGAGGCGCGGCAACGACGTTCTTGACGATGCCCCACGGCATGTCGGCGGTGACGATGCCCTTACCGACCCAATCGGTGTTTGAAGTCTTCATCTGCAGCTCGGCCCCGGAAAACCCGGGACCCCAGGCCCCTGCGCCCCAGTACACCGGCCACTGCCCACCAATGTGCGAGGCGTCGGCGTCTTCCAGCAGGGGAACGTCCATCACCAGGGCCTGCGACACCGGATCGGGCAGCCCAGGGATCGAGATCGAAGAGCCTGGCTGCGCGCCGGTCCCCACCGGGTCGTAGGGGTTGTGCAGGTTCTCGGCGACCACGACGTCGGTGTAATACGGCTGCACCTGGCACACCGTTTGTAAATCCTGGGCGAGGTTGGCCCCGACATCCTGCTGGATGATGCGGTCCACCATGGTCAAACCGTTGTCGAGATGCACGGTGATGACGTCGGTGGGGTCGAGCGCCAGATACTCGACCGGCAGCACGTATTTATGGTTGACCCGCTCGTTCCAGGCCGCGATGCAGATGGTTTCGGCCATTTTGGCGGCGTCGTCATTGGTCATCGCCACCGGCACGTTGATGTCGAGGTTTTCCCGGGACTGCATCACCGACATCGGCGAAATCGGTCGCCGGTAAATCTGGGACCCCAACTGGAAATCGGCTTTCGGATCAACAAACGACACAGTCACCATCTGCGGGAGGTCGATCTCCTGGTGCCGGGTCTCCTCATAGCAGGCGTTGGCGTCATCCGGGCCGTTGCCACCACCGCTCTCGCCGCCGACAATGCCGAGGTGATCCTCGGTGATCGTTACCGCCGAGGCCCCGCCCCGGGAGACGAATTTGATCACCCCGTCGCTCTCACAGGCGTCGAAGAAGAACAGCGAGGCCAGGTCTTCGATGATCTTGCGCGCCGGGGTCGGGTTGTCGATACCGAACCCGGTGATTTCCTTGTCGTTGAAGAACGTGAAGTTCAGCTTGGTGCTGTCGATCCCCGCCCGCTTGGCGGCATCGGTAATGATGTCGCTGGCGAACACCTTCTGCTGCTCGAACTTGTTGGGAAACAGCTTGTACCAGCCCCATTTCTGCACACCACCGATGTACATCATGCCCCAATAGACAAAGCCACCAAGGTTCTCCAGATACCATTGTGGCCCCACCGGCTTGGCGACGACCTTCTGCCCGGGGTGCTGATCATAATTGTAATCCGGCAATTCTTCGATGGTGAACGAGCCTGTGCGGACGTCAATCGTGATCAGCTGGGTGCCACCACCATTATAGTTCAGGAACATGAACCGGGTCCCGGCTAATACCGGGATAATGTCGCAACGCAGTCCGAAATACGTATTGTTGAGATCATTGGTAAGATGCCGTAGCCAGACCTGGTTGCCGGTGGCATCGAGGCCGAAGGCCCAGATGCCCTGTGCTGGCCCCGATCCCGAATTATCGCTGACAAACACCAGATAGATGAACATATCGGCTCCGGTGCTCCATACCGGGCCCATGCCGCGCTGGTCCCAGTACACCGGATGCGTCGCTAGCTTGGGAGTGTCGAACAGTAATCCTCCGTCAGCCGTCCATATTCTCGCGCGCTTTTGAAAGCCGCCGTCACGAATAAACATGGTCCCGGCGCTGCCACCGCCTGCAGCCACCAGCCACGCTCCGACCCCACCTACTTCTGGCCCGATATCGGGGGGGAAATTCATCGGCAGCACGTCGCCAGCCCCGCCACCGAGTGATAGAAACCCTGTCCCAGCCGTCATCGACCCCATATCATCAGGGGTTACCAACGCCACCGTCTGCTTGGGGAATACTGCGTAAGTGCCGGTATCCCAACTCGACCCGTAAACGGGATCAAATTCTATGATGAATTGGCAAAAATACTGGAAAGTAAAAGGCTCGTTGACGTCTACGTAAGGCTCCCCGCCGACTGCCAACGTGCCGTTACCAGTGTACCCAATAACCGGTCCACCGGGGCCAAATATCGGTCCTGGGGGAAAGGGCATCCCGCTGAGAAACGAGCCGGTCTCAAAACGACTGATCTCCTTTTCCTGGATGAAATCCCAGGTGCGAACGCCGTAGACCAAGGCCTTGGTGGGATGGCTCCAGCTGATCACCTGGCACAGCAACCCGCGTGCCGGGTCAATCACCGCACGCATATCCCCAGAAAGTGCCGGAACACTGCCCAGGATACCGGCACCGGCATCGACCTCGGGGATACCAAAATAATCACCGGAAATCGGCTCAAACATCGAGATTATCGGGTTGCGCACCAGATCGGTGGTGACCTCGGCGGTGATGGTCGGGATGCGGTTGCCAAAATCCATTAACGGCATGTGTTCAAAGAACAGGTAGCACATGCCCCGGTAAGCTGGGGTGTTGGCGTCCCCTGACCGTGCGACCATGAAGGGGTCTTTGGCCTGTTCTTCACCGCCGCCATAAAACCGAAACTGGAAGGCCCCGCTATCGGCGTTGTCGGCCTTCTTGTTGGCGCTCGCGCCCTTCTTGCCCCCGGAATTAGCGCTCTCCTGCGAGAACCCGATGTTGACCACCGGGTGAAACACGCCGTGGTCGTCGTAATAGCCCTGATCAAACCAGACGCCCTGGCTGTCGTAACCGCCTTGGTTGTTGAGCTGATTGTAGATGCAGTTGCTGTCGGCCCAAATGCGCAGGAGCCCAGCGATGGGGGCTCCGGTGCGGGTTTCCCGGTTGGGGTCACCCAAGCCGAACATACCCAGCAACCCCGAGATCAAAGTCTGCGAGTTTGGGTTATAGGTGCCGTCATTGAACCCGACATCGTTGCCGCTGACGTTCGACGTGCCTTCGCACAGCCCCATGGCGAAGTTGGCATAGTACTTGTAGACGACCTGGGCCTGGCCCTTGCCGACCTTCTTGTTGCCCTTCTTGCCGTCGCCCTTCTCTTTGCCCTTCTTGCCGACGATGTGCTTCACTTCCTCGATGTCGGTGGCCCAGAACATGTTGCCAGTGCAGCGCCAGGAGCCATAGCAGATGGTGATGCCGCGCCCGTACGACGAGGACGACACCTTGAGGTCAGACAGCCGCTGGACATACTGCTGCTTCTTGCTGGAGAACAGGAACTGCAGCGCCACCCCGGCCGCCATCAGCCCGATCTTCGGGAGCAGGCCGCCCATCAGGGCCGATGCACCAAATGCGACGCCCAGCTCCATCAGATTACTCCCGGAAATTCCCTGACGTTGACGATGTTGTTGTAGTGCGGGCTCAGTGGGTCAACCACCACCTTGCGGGCGCGGATCGAGGCGTGGATCATCCGGGGAGGCCCGTCCTTCTCCATCACGGCGAAGCCGGTGTGCCACGGAAACATCCCAGAGCGCAGCAGCAGGATCGTCCCGGTGCGAATGCAATTAATTGCACCGGGTTCGGTCTGGCCGATGACGTAGTCCCGGTACGGTTCAGGGTCGGGAGCCCGCGCGGTGTAGTCCAGGGTCTCCTCAAACGCATACCCCAGGTCCCGCGCCACCCCGGTCAACAGCCCGATGCAGTCGATACCCTGGGACTTGTCACGGCCGAGAAACTTCCAGCGCACCCCGACATACGCCATCGCGGCGGCGAGCACCTCGGCCCGGGTCACCGGTTTACTTGGACGACGAGCTTTGTCCACCGCTGCCTCCTCCCCCGGATGCTGGGCTCCCGACCTTGAAGTACTGATCCGTCCCCGGCATGAACGGAAACCCGCGAAAATTGAGCGTATTGGCGAACTTGTTGTTGCAGGTGGTGATTTTCTTATCGCAGCCCACCACCACCAGGCACTGATCGCCGACCGCAGGCTTGTAGAAGAACGGGTACATCGTCGTCAGCACGTCAGGGCTGCTGTTATCAGCAATGTCCATCGCCTTCCCGGCGTTCTGGCCGGTGATGAACTTGCAGACCCCAAACTGGAAATACTGCGCCGCAAAACCTAAATTCTGAATGGTGAAGGTGGCGCGATCCGTCACCGACGTCACCGTGGCCAGCAGCACATAACGCGGCGACACCACCTGCCAGGTGATGGTCCCGTCGCCGACCGTAGCCCCCAAGGTGCGTGGCCAGGACGTCGGGATCGCCCCGCCTGTAAGCCCACTGTTCAGGGCCTGGTACTCGACCCCGCCAAACTCCGCATAGCTATAGCCGGTGACAGAAGCGGGCACGATGACGCCAGTAATGTCGGTGATCGAGCAGGGGGCCTCGCCCCCGATTACCCCCGACCCCGCCTTGACCCCCCAGACAACCGACAACTTGACGCTGCGGGCATTGGCGGGGATCGGGATGACCTCGGTGTGGCCGACCCAGACCCGCTCCGGCAATTCGGTGATCATGTCCGAGTTGTAGGTGCTGATCTTGACATTGGAGGCGTTGTAGAAGTCCACCCGCAAGCCGCAGGTGCCCCACAGCTCCCAGCTGGCCTGCAGCCAGCTCATGGCGAGCACCATGCCGCCGCTGTCGATGTCGGCGGTGGTAATTCCGCCCCCCGCCGTCAGCGAGATGTAGTCATTGGTGGTCATCACCACCGTTCCGGTACCGTGGGACGAGAAAGCTAATCCATAACCCTCATTGGTGAACACCGGGAAGTAGTTGCCGGTCGTCGGGCCGGTCATGCCCAGAAAGGTCGAAACCGCGCGAAATGTCGAGCTACTGCCCCAGCCATTCGGGGTCAGGGTCGAGCCCGATAAAGGCTCAAAGCCGCCCTCCTGCAGCCGCTCCGTGCCATTGACGATCAGCGACGCCGCGTCGAAGTAACTGACGTAATTGGCCGCGAACGGCACCGACGCCGGGACCTGGGCGGTGTCGTATTTCGTGGTCTGGATTTTGACCTTGATCTGCACCGCGCCCAAGGGGACGTTAAACGTCGTGCTCAGCTGGATATAGCCGCCCGAGGCCGAGACGTACCCCGAGGTGGCGTTACCGATCTCCTGCTGAAAGGTGTCGATGAACGAGACGTAGACCCGGCCGCGCTGATAGATGGTGCTGGAGCGCATCTGCGCCGTGAATTGGCCCGCCCAACCGAATTCCAATCCCCCCGGGAAATTGATGGTCTGCTCGGCCGAACAAACCCAGTCGGTGGTGGCCAGGGCGTAGTTGCCCTCATACTGCATGCCCTGGTTCACCACCATATTGGTGACGGTCCAGTATAGCAGGTCGGTGGCGCTGGCGGCCTGGAAGGTGCCGTTGATGATCTGCAGCGCTGAGAACTTGTCCCCGGCATTGTTGCGCAGCAGCACCCGATCCCCGGCATTATACGGGGCGAGCGCTTGCCGGATCGACGGCATCAACGGAAACTTGCAACGCGCGTCGCCGAGGTCGGCCTTGCAGGTCGGGGTGTATGTCTCCCCGACGGTCTGCTGCAATTGCTGGATCAGGCCGCGCAGCTCGATGGTGAACTTGCCCCGGGAATTGATTGTCACCTCACCAAACCGGCCACTGCGCAGGTTGATCGGCCCGGTGTTGTCGGGGTCCTGCCAGTTGACAATGAACAGCGAGACCTCGGCGTAATCCCACAGCCCAGCGCGCAGGTCCTTTTCGGTGATGGCGTCGTCGTCGAGGTAGCCGTCGGTCTTCAGCTCATCGACCGCCAGCGAGGCGCTGTTGCTGATCGCCGACTTGGTGAAGCCGGTCTGGGCTTTGTAGGTCACCCCGCCGAATAAGATGTCCTGGTCATGGTCGGTGAAGCCCAAGACGATGCCGTCCAGGCGGATCACCCGCCAACACGTACACAGCGTCGTCACCTGCTTGGTGATGTGCGCCTGCATTCCTGCGGAGAGCGTCTTCATCCGACTGTCGGGTCCTTCAATTCCATCACCACAATCTGCCCCCACGAGAACACATTGTACTCGTCGATGGAGGCGTTGATCTTGTCGGTATCGAAGCGTACCGCGCAGTCGAACTCGCAGTCCACCTCGATGGCTGACCCGGCAAAGGTGGCCAGCGCGTCGCTCAGCGTGATCTTGCCAGTGGTGTAATCCACCGTGTAGTCCCCCGGGGTGAAACGCTGGGCTCCCCCGACCCACAGCGTCAGGGTCCCCGACACCGGTTTGAACAGGGTGCGGTCGTAGAACCCGGAGCTGTCCTGGTAGCGCTTGTAAATCTGCCAGACCTTGGTCCC